GCAGCCATCCACCGGGACTGCAAATCGTCGGGATCGCGATCGGCATACTTGAGGTAGCGTGCGCGTTCACGGTTGAACATCTCGTCGTCGTCGCGGTAGTCCGACACTTCCTCGAGCGCCTCGACTGAATAGCCGGCCTCGTCAGGCACGCACACGTTCATGATGCTGACTAGCGACCCGAACACGTTGCGCTTGTCGCCGCGAAAGTTGTCGATGTTAAACAGGTAGGGCCGGTGCCAAAACAGTCGGTAACCGTGGTCGATCAGCCACGCGACCATCGCCTCGCGCTTCTCGTTGATTTCGTTCTCGATGTAGATGATCGGCCGGCAGCGCTCGATCGTTTCTACTGCGCCGTTGAGCACCTCGAGCTCGTGCCCGTCCACGTCAATCTTGATCAGCTTGCAGCGCGGGAGCTGCAGGCTGTCGATCGTCGTGCACGTGACCTCGAACTCGCCCTCGTTGATGTCCTTGCGGCTATAGGCGTGAAGTGCGGATTGCTTGTCGACCTTGAGCGTGCCGTCCTTGTCGCTGGCAGCGCACGGCATGATCGTTACGAGATCGGCGCACTGGTTTTGCCGGACGTTCTCCGTCAGCAGCACCACGTTTGCCGTGCTGGCCTCGAACGCATAAACAAGGCCGGAGGGTGTAACCAAGTCTGCCATCGGGATCGTGAAGGCGCCAATGTTGGCGCCTACATCGATTGCCATATCTCCTGGCCGGAGGACCTTGCGGAAGACGTCGACCTCACCCTCGCTGTACTCTCCGTATGTCGCGAGCGAAAGCCCGACCAGCTCATCCTCGTCGAAGATCGTAAAGCGACCATGACGAGTCTCGACCGTTTTCGTCTGCATCGGTGCCCTGGATGTTCCGTGCAAAGCCTGTCCTCCTATTCTAGATTCCTCCAATGAGTAAGGTCGCCGATCTTGCCGCCGACCGCTATAACGTCGTCCTTCCAGAACGCCTGCACGACGTGGTTCTCGGCATCTTTCACCTCGACCACGCTACCGTCACGTGGGAACGTGCCGATCGGTTGCCATCCGCGCGTGACGATCAGGTCGGGGGCGGTGAAGTGGTGGACTGCCATTAGTTGTCGTCCTTCTCCTTCTGCCGCTTCACGGCTTCGGCGTTGGCTTCCTCGCCTTCGCGCTGCCGTTCGGCCCGCTCCTTTTCCTTGGCCTCGGCCCGCTCCTTTTCCTTTTCCGGATCAGGCGGCTGGCCCTTGCCGGCGTCGTCGATCAGCTTAATCAGCACCTGTGCTGTCTCAGCCGAGACTGTGCCGCCGTTCGCGCCGAGCTGCCTGAACTCCCACAACAGCTTCTCGTCGATTTCTTCCGGGGTGGCATCGCCTGGAACACCTTCGGCCATGTGAGTCTCCTTTGGTTGGGAAATGGTGGGAGCTGGACCAGAGGTGTGGGAGGACCAGCTCCCTGGCGGTCGCACCCGGAGGAAGGCGCAAGGGCGCGATCACCGAGTCCTGTCTACTACGGCGGCGCGCCAAAGTAATGCATGTATGCTTTGCGGTAGTCCTTCATCATCCGTCGCGCCTTCGCCAGCGACAGATGGCCCTTGCAGTATTCCTTGCTTACCCGAACCTCGAGCCGGTCTTTGCGGGAGGCATTCCATGGCGCTGTGCCGTATGGCTGCGGCCAGAGGTTCTTTACATCGTCAGCGCCGCCGAGAGAGCGCGGGATCAGGTGATCGATCTCGCAGCGCCGTCCATGCTTGTCCTGCTCGCACGCTTCGTCCTTGGGGCCGCTCAGACCGTAATCGTGGTAAACAGACAGCTTCATCTTTGCTGTGACAAAGCGCTTGTCGACGCCCCACTTGGTCGAGCAGATCGTCTTTTTGCTTAGCGGACGTGTCTTGCCGGGAGTCTTCGCCGGGTCCTGCAGCGTCAGGTCTGGTGGTACATCTTCCTTGTTCTGTGCATGCGCCGGAGTGACCAGCAGCGCCAGAACGATTACCCACCAATGTCGTTGATGGCCTTGAGCATCTTTGCCCGCCATTTGTCCCAACTCCAGCCGGTGCCCCAGCCACCTCGGCTGTCCATCGCGAGCAGTTCCTTACGCAAGATGTCGAGGATGCGCTCGCGCTCCTCTTTCACGGCGCGGTCGATCACGTCCTGCTGCTGCCGGTCGGTCAGTCCGGTCGGGACGTGCCGCTCGGTGATGATCGGTTGGTAGCCAGGAGAGCTGGCCATGACTTACGATGCCGGGATTTTTATGGAGAAGGACGCAAGGGTGAACGTATTGCCAGCTGTCACAACCTGCGCCCCGCTCAGCGTCCCGTGTGCGTGGAGTGTCCCAGCGGCATAAGCAGCCCACCAGCTCGCCGTGCCAGACGTTGTGATCGTGCCGTCAGACACCGCGATGCTGGCCACTTGGCGGCCGTTTGGCGCGCCGGCGCTAGGACTGCCGAATGCCGCGCCCGCGCCCCAGTTTTTGAAGCCAAGCAAGCCGGACGTCGCCGCGATCCCAATGCTCGTCGGCTCCGAGCTGCAGATGCTGACGAAGCTCGACTCCGTGTCGAGCACGTTGAGGCCAAAGTCCAGCACGCGATCTTCTAAGCTGGCAACCATGTTCAAATCTCCTCAAGTTAACCTTGGTTCGGTGCTGGTTTCGGCAGGCCGAATGCGGTGCCGACATTTGCTCCTCCGGGCGCGCCGTACATCGGCAGCACGCTCAAATAAGTGAGGTAGCCAGTGCGCGAGTAGACGTGCTCGGCTTGCGTGATCAGGTACAGGCCGTCGACCCCGGGACGCGCGCCCATCAGGTGGACCATACTGTTCCACCGCGCGGTCGGCTCGCCGTTCATCACGATCGTGCCGTTGCCCATGTACGAGGAGTCGGACGCCTCCTGCGCACCCTGGTTGTCCTGCTGGGCCGCGCTCTCGGTCGCAGCCGCCGCCGGATTTTGGGTGTTGGAGCCAGCTAACGAGCCGGGGCCTTCCTTCTGCCCGAAGCCTTGTGTGAGCAGGTTGTAGCCAGCCTTCTTGGTGTCGTACCACTGCTGTTTCGATCCGGCGAAAGCCGCACGCGCCGCGAACGGCCGCACCCGCCACGAGATCAGGTTGTCGCGCCAGCGCGCGATGCAGCTCACACCGCGCTGACCGCGCTTCTCGATGTCGACCTGATCGCCGCTATGGAATTGATGAACGAACCCGAACTTGTCGCCCAGGTTCATGACCTCGTGCATCGGGCTAGCGTTGGCGATCGCCCAGTAGTCCTGCTTGAACGCGTCGAAAGCCTCGTTGATCTGAGCGTTGACGCCCGCGTGCTTGGTGATTTGTTTCAGCCAATCCGGCAGGCCGTGCAAGTCACCTTCCTTCTTGCCAGGAGGTGCGCCCTCACCGAGCCCGTCTTGCACCGGCTCCTTGAGCTTGCTGCTGAGCACGTTCGCGCCGTTGGCGTGGACCCACATGCGACGGCCGCCCTGCTTGCGGCCGAACCCGTGCTCGAAGTCCATGATCATGCCCGAGAAGGTCTTGTACATCTGCTCGCTGCGCCACCCCAGCTCCACCTGCACCCGCGCCAGCAGCGGCGGGATCGGAAGCCGGCCGTCGCGGTCGTCGATCTCCAGCTCACACTCCGACGCCACGTCCTTGTCCAGAATCCGACAGCTGATCAGGTGCGGCTCGATCTTCGAGGTGATGTCCACGCCGTCCACGGTGACGGTGATGAACGCGCGCAGCCGGCTGGTCTGCTGGATCGTCCCGATGAACGGGTCGAGCTGCCCGATGAGAGTGTCTTCTTTGAACGGGTCGTATTGGAACGTTGGGTCGGTGCTGTAGATGTCGGTCATGGCAGTACCGGTATGGCGGCGGGAGCGGCAGGACCGCCGATCTCACCGCGCAGTCGGTAACCAGCTCTGTCGGTCCACAGGCTGTCTTGCGGCAGCGAACGCGGCTTGCCCAGCATGAGGCTAGGATCGATCGGCACCCGCACATACACACCGGGCGGTATGAACGGTGAGCGGCGATGCGCAAACGCCAAATGCGGGTTCGCGTCCATCATCAGCTCGGTCATGCCGGGAGCGCGCGCCATGTACCTGTTCCAAATGATCAGGTCGACTGTGACGTTCTCGCTCTCGATGACGTAGAGCTCGAAGCCGGTGACGCCCATCAGATGTTCCCCACCGCAGCGTTCTGGGCAAACAGCAAGCCGTCCGGGTCCTGCGGCGTCGGCACCCGCGCCATCTGCGCTTCGAAGTTGATCTGCTGGCCAAGTCCTTCGCCGCTCAGAAACGTGTTGGCGCGCACCAGCTTCTCGCACACGAACCAGCCGAGCTTTGTCGTTGGATTTGCGCCGCGCATGAGCAGTTGCGCCAGACCAGCGCGCCGGTTGCCCTCGAACACTTCGATCTGCGGCACACCGCCAATGCGGTACGGAAACAAGCGGCCGCGCAGGTAGAGCACCTCGTCGTTCTCGCCCACCCACTCGCGGTAGATCGCGGCTCCAGCGATTTCTTTCTGTGCCCAGTCGGTGTCCGACTCGTGGTCATACTCGTGGATGTTCATCGGCCAAACCCGGAACTCGATGCGCGGCCCCCACAGAAACAGGACGCCTTGATTGTTCGGGTCAGATGTCTGCAGGTTGAGCCCACGCAGCGCCGGATCGGTCAGGTTGCGCCAATTCGTGGACATGTCACTCGAACCCCAGGTCGGTGTGAGACGTGCGCGCCTCGTCGCGCGTTGCTTGCCGCTGGTATTGTTGC